GTACGGACAAAGCGCAAGCGATTCGCCGAACCCAACAGAAAGACCGCAATAGAATATTGCAAGAGATTCAACAGTCGCAAACCACCGTTGCCAAATACTCCGAGGAACGTGCGCCTCTATCTAATGAGCTTAAGAAAACAGAAGCGGATGTTGGGCCAATCAAATATATTGCCGCCTTACTCTACAATCAGGCGGTTGATACTGACATTCTCGACAAGGCCGTCAGACTGGTAATTCTATTGATTATTGTGGTGTTTGATCCATTGGCTGTGTTGTTGTTGATTGCTGCGAATATGTCAATGAGAAAACCAGAACCACCAAGACCAGTTGAAAAGCCAATTGAAACAACAGTACATGATATGGATATTCCAGTTTTTGTTCCCAAGGACGATTCAATACATGTTGATAAGGATAATGTAACAAATATTGTTATAGATGAAGCTTCAGGTGAAAGTATTCCACCAATCGGTGTGAATAAAAAACTCAAACCTAAGTATGATTACAGTGAACCATTTTCGTTTAAGGAAAACAAATGAGTATATTAGATAAAATTAAAAAGAACAGCAGTATCAAAGAATCTGCTATTTTAGCAAAATCAAAATTCTTTACAAACAAAGATATGATTCCAACAGCAGTGCCAATTATCAACGTGGCACTTTCTGGTAAGTTAGACGGCGGTCTAACACCAGGTCTTACAATGTGGGCAGGTCCATCCAAACACTTTAAGACAGCATTTTCGTTATTGATGGCCAAATCTTACTTGGACAAATATAAAGATGCAGCACTACTCTTTTATGACTCAGAATTTGGGACTCCTCAAAGTTATTTTGATAGCTTCGGTATTGATACCAACCGTGTATTGCATACTCCTCTTACTGACATTGAACAACTTAAATTTGATATAATGGCACAGTTAGCTGATTTAGAACGTGGCGATAAATTAATCATTGTCATTGATTCAATTGGTAACTTGGCATCAAAGAAAGAAGTTGATGATGCACTTGAAGGTAAATCGGTGGCTGATATGTCCCGTGCCAAACAAGTTAAGAGTTTGTTTCGTATGGTAACTCCACACCTGAACATTAAAGATATTCCAATGATTGTAGTGAATCACACATACAAAGAAATTGGTTTGTATCCTAAAGATATCGTTGGTGGTGGTACAGGTTCTTACTACTCTGCTGATAACATCTTTATCATTGGCCGCCAACAAGAAAAGGAAGGCACAGAAGTCATCGGTTACAATTTTATTATTAATGTGGAAAAGAGTAGATATGTTAAAGAAAAATCTAAGATACCTGTCAGCGTATCTTTTGATGGTGGTATTAGCAAGTGGTCTGGTTTACTTGACTTGGCACTTGAATCCAAACATGTGGTTAAACCAACAAACGGATGGTACAGTAAGGTAGATGTTGATGGTGTTATTGAAGATAAAAAATACCGAATCAAAGATACTGACACCAAAGAATTCTGGATGCCAATTCTAAGTCAAAAAACATTCCGAGATTTCATTGAGGACAAATATCGTGTTGCATCTGGTAATATCATGCAAGGTGATATTGATGGGGCTTTTGAAATTGAAACTATGAATGGAACAGAAGAATGATTGAAGGACTAGATTATTGCTACATCTATCCAAAGGATGACAAGACAGCAGTCAACATTAAATTTTTGGAAGGACCTTACAAAGATACCATCTTCAAGTATGGTAAGGTAAAGTTCAAAGAAGAAAATGAGCAGGTCTATTTACTTTTTGCTTACGATGTGTTAGAATCACCTGTAATGAAGCCAGCAAAACTGGAAAAGAACGACACATTTAAGAATTATATTGGTGACTTATTGGTAGAAATAATGTCATCTAACATTGAACAGGAAGTAATTGATGAAGCTGGAACAGACAATTAATTAATTCTACATTTATCAAAATGCCATTGTTTCATTTGAGGAAAACCACCAATTTTATTACAATGAGGACATTGAATTTTTTGTTTTGTTTTTCCAATATTAGATTTTGATATATTTTGTTTGTGTTCTTCGGTTAAAGGTAGAACACAATTGATTCTAGGTTTACTTAATAATAGTTTTCTTTCTTCACTTAATGGTTTGCCTTTATTCTTTGCAATTTGATTACCTAACATAATAATTTTTCTTTTTTGTTTTTCTTCATCAGATTGTATTCTATGTAATCCAAAAACACCTTCACCACCCAAAGTTGAATTGTATCCATTTTTGAATGAATCATATTCTGCAATAAAATATGGTTCCATAATTTTTAAAGTATGTTCTCTATCTTTAGATTGATATAAAATTGACCATTCAAAATTTTCCCAACCATGTTTTGAAATTGCATTATAAAATTTATAACGCATCTTTTTATGATTAGATTTATGTATTTTTTGCCTATTTGGCCATTGACTGTCAAAACCTATGTAAACTTTACCGTTTATTGTATTGACACATTTGTAAATTGTATATATAATCATGCTGATATCTCCTCAAAAGATGTTAGAGTGGGTGCGAACGGCAATTCGGCGACCTACACCTATTTATATGGAATATTATGCGACTTGAACAAACAATCTTAAAAAACCTAATCTACAATGATGATTACCTACGTAAAGTATTACCATTTCTAAAGACAGATTATTTTACAGACAGAACTGACAGGACACTTTTTGATGAAATTACATCATTCACAAACAATTACAATTCTCCGCCAACGGTTGAAGCACTTGTATTGGCCGTCAAAGAAAGGCGAAATCTCACAGATGATGAAGTGGAGAAGTGTGAAACTTATCTACAAGAGATTGAGAAAACTAAAGGTGAAGAATCCAAGGTTCAATGGCTTGTTGACAAGACCGAACAATTTTGCCAAGAAAAGGCCATATACAACGCTGTATTGGGGTCTATTTCAATCCTTGATGGTAAGGACAAAACGAATGACAAAGGCTCGATTCCCAAAATATTATCGGACGCCTTGGCGGTAACCTTTGATACTTCCGTTGGCCACGATTACCTTGAAAACTCCGATGAACGATATGAATTCTATCATAGAAAAGAAGAAAGAATTCCATTTGACCTTGATATCTTTAATCAGATAACGAAAGGTGGTTTACCAAAGAAAACACTGAACATTGCTCTTGCAGGAACTGGTGTTGGTAAATCATTGTTCATGTGTCACGTTGCGGCTGGTGCCATGGTACTAGGCAAGAATGTCTTGTACATCACCATGGAAATGGCTGAAGAAAAGATTGCTGAACGTATTGATGCCAATATGTTGAATGTGACTATTGATGACCTTATGAGTTTGCCGAAAGATATGTATGATAAAAAGATTTCTAAACTTCGTGAAAAGACTGTTGGCAAACTTATCATTAAAGAGTATCCAACAGCGTCTGCAAGCAGCATACATTTTCGTGCCTTACTCAATGAACTTAATCTTAAAAAGTCTTTCGTGCCTGATATTATTTTTATTGATTATCTTAACATTTGTTGTAGTTCTAGGATTAAAGCAGGAGCAAATGTCAACTCATATTCCTACGTTAAATCCATCGCCGAGGAGTTGCGAGGTCTTGCCGTTGAGTTCGGAGTACCTATTGTTTCTGCGACACAAACAACTAGAAGTGGATTTACTTCTTCCGATCCCGGACTTGAGGACACAAGTGAGTCTTTTGGTTTGCCGGCAACCGCAGATATGATGTTTGCTTTGATTTCTTCCGAAGAACTGGAAGAACTTGGCCAGATTATGGTGAAACAATTAAAGAATCGTTATGCCGATCCAACATTTCATAAAAGATTTACTTTGGGTATTGACCGAGCAAAGATGAGACTGTATGATGTTGAACAATCAGCACAAGAAGGTTTGGCTGATGCAGGTCATACAGATAAACCATTGAACACATTTGGTGACCGTGAAAAACCACAGAAAAAACAATTTACTGGATTTAAGGTATGAAATTAGAATTTGATGATGCAGTACATTGTGCCAAAGTATTTGAAGATTACTTTGGTAACTTTGACCGTATTGATGAGTATATGCGTGACCAGAAATTGAATTCTCTGGCCGAACTTCCATCCAATCCTTTGTTTCCAATTGAAGATGAGTTGTTTCAGAATTTCACCATGCATCCAAAAGATATGGATTTTGAAGCTATTGAAATTGATAATGAAACATGGACTAATCTACTAAACATTACCTCATCACACGTAAACATTCCACCAGTTGGTCGTAATGTCAAACTTGCTGTGCGTGAAACAAACACAGGAAAGTACGTAGGATTCATCCGTCTTGGTTCACCTGTAATCAACTGTAAACCTCGTAATGATATGCTTGGACAAGTGTTTACACAGAATCCTGCATGGGGTAAACGGTTCAATAACTCTGCAATGATGGGTTTTGTTATCGTACCTGCACAACCATTTGGTTACAATTACCTTGGTGGTAAACTTCTGGCTGCAATCTGCACATCACATGAGGTACGTGAGATTGTGAATAAGAAATATGATATGAACCTTTGTCTGTTTGAAACAACAAGTCTCTATGGAAGTTCCAAGACTGTTTCACAATATGATGGTATGAAACCATATATTCGTTACAAAGGTTTAACTGATTCTGATTTTCTACCTATGATGCACGGTAAACCTTATTCAGAACTCCGTGATTTCGTACAAACAAGGACTGGTCCTTTGGTTGAGGATGATGCTTCTAGTAAGAAGCTAAAAATCTCCATGAAGATTATATCACTTACTAAAGCAGCACTTAAAGGTACTCCTGAAGGCGGCACATTCCAAGCAACGATTGAGAAGGCTAAAGGGTTGACAGAGCAGAAAAGATATTATACTAGTGATTATGGTTTTAAGAACATGGTTGACTATGTAAACTGTAAGACGGACGTGCTTATTCCTGGTGAAAACTATGAAAAACACAATCTGGTAAACTTGATTGAATGGTGGCGAAATAAGGCTTGCAATCGGTATGAAACTCTGTACAATGAGAACCGGTTAAAAACAGAACTGGAGATTTGGACATCTGGAAAGGACATCCAAATTATCAGATAAATACTTTCTTTGAGGGTTATTCATGGCCTATACATTTTTTCCAAAGACTGCAACCGAGATTAAACAAACACTAAAGGGTGATAAAGCAAAGATAGATGAAATCATCAATGTCTTTGCTTACCTAAAAGATAAGTTTAAGAAAGTTGAGTCACCAATCAATATTGATCCTGCATCTATTGCTAAGATTAATGTGACAAGAGATTTACAAACCGAAATTGACCTTGGAAAAATAAAAAGAGAAACCAAAGTATCAAAAATTACAATGAAATTTGGTTCTGGTTCATCTGGCGGCCGAGGTGTACAGAACAAAGGTAATGCATATGAAGGACAGTTGGCTGAAGCCATCAAAGAATGGTGGGGTGGAAATAAAATTGCTGATGCAAAATTATCACAAGCGGTTAATGATATTGTAAAATTACACAAACTCGATAAATGCAAAAAACTTGAAGTTAAAATGGTTGGTGAATTAAATAATAAAAGACCATTTATTTTTTCACCACAAGTTTTAATTTCATCCAAAATACCAATAACTGATAATAATTTGGGGCCAGTTGTTACCGATGTTACTTTGGTATGTGATGGTAAAAATGAAATATATTTGAGTTTGAAAACAGGTGGTACAGTTACATTCTTTAATTCTGGTATTCGTACCGTTCTTTCACCTCAAGAAATTAAAAGTGGTAGAATTACCAATAAAGATGGTTTGAAGATTCTCAATATGTTTAATATCAATGATGCTCTATTTTGTGACATTTATAACGGTAATCTTAAAAAAGGTTATGTTGAAGATGTTTGGAAAACAATGTCACAGAAACAAAAAAATGAACTGAAAAACTTTTTAATTTCTGGTGTTGGCCATGGTTATACTATTGTTCATAAGCTGACTAGTAAGACAGAAGTATATGAGATTGATAAAAAATATATGACAGAGGCTGCAACACCTACATCTTGTAATGTATATTATGGAGGTAAATCAGGATTGGGTAAACGTATTGACATGGAAATTGAAACAGGTCATTACATTCTTAAACTAAACATACGTGATACACAAGGTGGTGATGGTTATCCCACTCGTATGATGTGTGACTATTCTTACAAATAATTATGCCATTAACAGAATTTGATAAAGTTATGAAAGAATACCAGGATCTGGAAGATGATTTTGGTTTCTCTGCTGTATCCGAAGCGGAATACAATTCAGTAATCAACAAGACAGCCGAGACTGCTGATGATTATAAAACACGATTATCGGAAGTGGAGAAGATGATTATCCCTTTCCTAAAGAAACTACATAGTACAGGTGATAAAGAATATATCTACTGGCCTAACCGTAAACCTGCAATTGAAAAACAAATAGAGAAGATATTAAAACTGACTAGAGGTTGATTATGAGTGCTACTGTGATTATACCAACTACGGGTGTACCGGAGTTGAAAGGGGCTGTTCAATCCGTACTTGAACAAACCTATGAAACAAAATGTTATGTTGTCGCTGATGGCATCAAACACCATTCCAAAACAAGAATCATTACAGATGATTTTCTTTCCAGAAAGAACTTGGAAAGATGTTATCTACCCATCAATGTCGGTGCCAACGGATTCTATGGCCACCGAGTCTATGCTGCTTTCACACACCTGATTGATACCGATTACGTACTGTATCTGGACCAAGATTGTTGGTTGGAACCAGAACACGTAGAAATGTGTATCAACACAATCAAAGAAAAGAAACTTGATTGGACATATTCCCTTAGAAAAATCTGTGACAAAGATGGTAACTATATCACCAATGATGACTGTGAATCACTTGGTAAATGGCAAACTTACCATGGAACTAACCATATAGATACTAATTGCTATTGCCTTAGGACAGAAATTGCGATAAAATTAGCACAAGTATGGCATGGTGGCTGGGGACAAGATAGAGTTTGGTTACAGGCTCTTTCACAATACTTTCCTAATTTTGATTGTACTGGTAAGTATACAGTGAATTATAGGGTAGATGGAAATCCAGGTTCTGTTAACGCAGACTTTTTCCACAATGGTAATAAAATAATGAATGACAAATATAATGGAGTTTTCCCATGGCGAAAAATTTAATAATCGGTGCTTTTACAGGATACAATTACAATCAATTAAAACCTTGGGTTGAATCTATTGATTTGTGTGACTTCAAAGGCAGTAAAGTAATGATTGTTGGTGATGCATCAAATGATACATGTGAACATCTCATACATCATGGTTTTGAATTGATTGCAATGCCAAAAATCAATGCACCAATTCATGTTGCAAGGTTCTGGTCAATCTATGATTATCTTTATCGTAATCCAATATATGATATTGTTGTAACCACCGATGTTAAAGATGTTTATTTCCAAAGAGATCCATGTAAATGGATTGTTGATAACAGAGGTGACAAATCTTTGGTAGCTGGTTCGGAATCCATACGATACAAAGATGAATCGTGGGGTGATGAAAACTTACTTCAAACTTACGGACCAGAAGTTTATCAAAGATTCAAAGACAACATCATTTTTAACGTAGGAACCATTGGTGGTAAATCTCATTATGTTAGAGATATGTGTTTCAACATATTCACTAATGCAATCAACAGGCCAATTCCTATCGTTGACCAGGCGGTCTATAATGTGTTACTGAACACACAACCATATAAAGATAGTGTGTTGTTTACCAACCAAGAAGATGGATGGGCAGTACAACTTGGTACAACTGGTGACCCATCAAAGATAAAACAATTCAGGCCATTCTTAACTGAACCAGAACCAATCTTTAATTACGAAACAAAACAGATTACCACAACAGATGGAACACCACATTGTATTGTACACCAATATGACCGTGTACCAGTTTGGAAAAAATTGGTAATGGACAAGTTCGGCCAGGAAGACCCAAACAATTTCTTTACATATAGGACAGTATAATGAGTGACGTTATTAGATTCAATACAGAAACACAAGCCTTTGGCACACAAAATCTATGTTCAGGTTATGGCCTTGGTGCCATGATTAAGAACATGGTTAATCCAGTTGGTTTAGAAATAGGTTGTGATATTGGTGATACAAGTAATTTTCTACTTGACTCCAATCCAACACTTGATTTGACTTCAATTGATCCATATGAAAATTATGTTGATTGGAACGGGAATCATCTTGCCGGTCGTGAAGAAATGTATTATAATGTATTGAAACGATTGGATGGTTATTCAAATCGTTTTGAATTGGTTCGTAGGACATCTGATGATGCCGTTGAGATGTTTGTAGATGAACAGTTTGATATCATCTTTATTGATGGCCTACATACATACGAACAATTAACTAAAGACTGTGCAAATTACTATTCTAAGTTGAAAACAGGTGGTATATTTGCAGGACATGATTTCACTGCAATTGAAGGTGTTAATCGTGCAGCCAAAGAGTTTGCAGCACAAGTTGGCAAAGAAATTCTTTTGACTGAAAAAGATGTTTGGTACTGGATAAAATAATTATTGGAGTTTGATATGAGTAAAAATGTTTTGATTACAGGTGGTTGTGGATTTATTGCACACCACGTTATTGATTTGTTGATTCAGAAAACAGATTGGAATATTACTACACTTGACCGTTTAGATTATTCTGGCAATCTGAATCGTTTAAGTGAAGTGTTGGAAAAATATGATGCACAAACCAGAAAACGTGTTAACATTGTTTTTCACGACCTGAAGGCTGAAATTAATCCTTTGGTTGGTAACTTCATTCACAAGAATGGTAAGATTGATACTATTCTTCATCTTGCGGCTTCGTCACACGTTGACCGTTCAATCACACATCCGATGGAATTCATTCTAGACAATACCATTGGTACTGCACACTTACTTGAGTTTTCTCGTAGATTAGATAGTTTGGAAACATTCTTGTATTTCAGTACTGATGAAATCTTTGGTTCTGCACCTCCAGGTGTTGCATATGATGAACGTGCAAGATACAATTCTACAAATCCTTATTCTGCATCTAAGGCAGCTGCCGAAGAATTTTGTGTTGCATATGAAAACACATACAAGATGCCTATGATGATTACACACACAATGAATGTGTTTGGTGAACGTCAGACTCCAGAGAAGTTTATTCCTTTGTGTGTTGACCGTGTCCGCAAAAACGAAAAGATTTACATTCACTCAAATGCGGACCGTACAGAGGCAGGTAGTCGTTTCTATATTCATGCAGCTGATGTTGCCGAAGCATTGTTGTTCCTGATTACAAAGAAACCACAATCACCGTCTGACTATGGCCACGCTAAATGTGCCAAATTTAATATCGTTGGTAAAGAAGAGGTTGATAACTTGACTTTAGCAAAACTTGTTGCACAAGCACAAGGTAAAGAATTGAATTATGAAATGATTGATTTCCATAACTCAAGACCAGGACATGATTTGCGTTATGCACTGGATGGTAGTCTAATGAGGTCGTTAGGTTGGGAACCAACGATTGCATTTAGTGAAAGAATTAAACAAGTAAGTGATTGGTACTTACAGAATACAAGGTGGCTAGAACTATGAATGATTGCGAAGTAATTAATGAATGTATTGCATGTGGTAGTACAGAACTTGTTCCTGTTTTGGATTTGGGTTCACAACCACTAGCAAATTCCTATAAGAAAACTAAAGACGAAGTTTTAACAGATTATCCATTAGCGATTAATCGTTGTAAACATTGTTTCCATGTGCAGCTGACACATCGTGTTAACCCCGATTTAATGTTCAAAGATTACTTGTATGTTTCAGGAACAACAAAAACACAATTGGATTATTTTGATTGGTTTGCCAGATTTGCATCTGAAAAGTATGGATCAAAACCAGTTTCTGCTTTAGACATTGGTTGTAATGATGGAAGTCAGTTAGACTACTTCAAAAAATATGGTGCATACACTTTTGGTGTTGACCCAGCTGAAAATCTATATGCAACCTCATCAAAGAATCATACCATTGTTTGTGACTATTTCACAGGCAAAGAATTTGGTAATAAGAAATTTGATGTCATTACTTGTCAGAACGCATTTGCACACAACTTCAATCAATTGGAATTATTGGAGAATGTCAGAAACGTAATGCATGATGATAGTTTATTGTTTGCAACCACATCACAGTCTGATATGATTCTGAATGGTGAGTTTGATACAATTTACCATGAACACCTCTCTTTCTATAATATCAAATCAATTGATGCTCTTTGTAAGAGAGCCAATTTGAACTTGGTGGATGTTGTTAAGAGTCCAGTACATGGAACAAGTTATATCTTCATCATATCAAAATCAAAATCTGCACCTGCACACATTTCAAATCTAATTGAACTTGAGGCACAAAAAGGTCTTTACACTGAAAAGACATACGAAGATTATGCAACTGATTGTTTGAATAATGTAAAACAATTTGCATCAATCATTAGAGATATGAGAAATACTGGTGTTCCTGTGGTTGGTTATGGTGCACCGGCCAAAGGTAATACACTAATGAATTTTGCACAAGAAGGTCCTGACTTTATTATTGATGACAATCCTTTGAAACAAGGAATGTTCACACCTGGAAGTTCTGTGCCTATCTTTGGTACTGAATATCTAAAATCGGAATTTGGTGACGTTGATAAACTTTGTATCATTCCTCTTGCATGGAATTTTTACAATGAAATCAAAATGAGAACCAAGAATATCCGACCAAACAAGAATGATATTTTTGTACGTTACTTC